CCAAATTATTAAAAAAATTGGAGAACTACGAAGGACTAAGGGAAAAATTTACGCTCCACTTAAATATTTCCGAGGTCTCAAAACACTCAGAGAAGTTGAAGTGCGATACACTAAAATGCTCAAAAAAGACTATACAAAATTCCGAACAGATACGGGACAAAAAACCAAGACTTCCTCCTACACCCAAAAGTTTAGGAAGATGTATCCGGGAGCTAAATCCCTCCCTGAAATTTCTAAGGCTACTAAGATTCCTTTGAAAACCGTGAAGACCATCTACAATAGGGGACTCGCTGCATGGAGAACCGGGCACCGACCAGGAGCATCTCCCCAAGCATGGGCATATGCTAGGGTTCATAGTTTCGCCACTAAGGGGAAGACATATTATACGGCGGATAGTGATTTGAAAACCTAAGTCGCCAAAGAATATCATATTTTCGATAAAAATGTACGCGGACATGGATGACATCCCTCTCAACGAACGCCAAAGAATTTTGCTCAGTCAACGAGTTCGCCCATCTCGTCCCTCAGAAGTTAAACCTGGTTCTGAATTAACCAAGCAATTGAGGCATGAGTTTTTTGGTGTAGACGATATTTCGGGTGAAAATTCTATGAAAGCTGAGAAATACCAACGAAGAATGATCGAAAAAGGAACACGTTATCCTTGTGAAAAGAGCGACAATATGCGTATAAATACCGAGACCAACGCATTCGAAAGTCGCCCCCAACCCTACGGGGGTGAAAATGGCAACTTTGACTGGACCGAAGATTTCGATGGAAACCAATCGTTTAACAACCTCGAGATTTATTATAATTTCAAGTGTATCGTCGGAGATGGAGGTTCACAAACCAGATCTATAAAGTGTGTATACGAATTCGTCAAGGCTCAGTTAAAACTGACAAACGATGATACATTTGATAAAAATATAATTTTTGTCAACATTTTAGATGGTGATACATGTTCCAAACATGTATCCAAGTTTAGTCATCTTAAACACCCAAATATCTATATTGGGGACTTATACGACTATTTCGAGTGGCTTGATAATAGATTAGATACTATTTTGTAAGACAAATCAAATGGAATCCGTTTACGTGCATATTCCTTACTCTCTCTGTATTGTGGTAAAAATAAACTCCAGTATTGTTCGCGTCTAGTTTCCAATATTTCGTTAAACTCTTTAGCTACCCTTATCTGATCTTCTTCGGATAGAATCATGCCTTTGATGCAAAGTGTTGCGTATGTTCTACTCGTATCAATTCCTTGATACACAAAATCCTTTTTATATTCTAATCGGATTCTTCCATCCATAGTTCCACTATCCAAAGCACACAACGTAAGATTTGTTATATTTTCGGCTTCCTTATTTTTTACAAAACGTGAAATTTTTATGGTAGGATTTGTTTGAATGTTATATATGTCTCCACCTATAATCCATTTATTACTTTTCTCCATCTTAAAAATTTTACTTTTACCCGATGGTCTCTGTACCCATTTAATTGATTGAGAATCAAGAAGTCTTGGAGATTTTACGAATGAAAAAGCAACAACCGTCGTAGGCGTATCCGGAAATACGGTTTCTTCAAAAAATTTAACCTTTGTTATTTTATACCTACTCATAAAATCGTGTCTACACTTTACATCTACATCCCTAGGTGAAAGAAAAAATCCCGCCGGAATAATAAATATTCCTCCTAAACATCCTTCTTCTTGTTCAATCAATGAATTTATAAAACACTTGTAAAGATCGTTCGTGTCGTACTTATCAAAAATTCCTTTCGAACTACATTTATTCCTAGCGAGATATGGAGGATTTGTTATGATAAATGTATCTTTATAACATGGCGGATTTTCAAGTGTATCTCTCTTCAATATATCATCTCTCTTTGGATCTATATCATACGCTTCATAATTCGTATGACCTATCCAATCTAAAAGATCACCCTTTCCAGCGAATGGTTCGAGTACTTTGGAAGTAGGTTTATCAAAACCATCCATGATATAAGAATGGTTAACCGTATAAAACTGCCCCCGTTCTTTCTTATCCATTAAAAATTTATATAATATATCTTTTAAGCTATATATAGAATAAAGCTATGTGTAGATAGAAACGATCCAGTAATATCAGATTTAAATTACGGGATAGAGTTGATCAAATTAAGTTAATTAAACATCAAGACATTAAACAATATATGTTGAGACGAATTATAGATTTTATATTAAAAACTGATAAACCTGTCTTAGGAAGATGGTCCTTAAAAAAGTGTGGTGAAATATCCACATCAATAAATTCCATTTATCAAAACAGGGATCATTGTGGTGATACCATTTGTAAAACTCCCAAAAAGGCAACAGAGTTTACCAACTCGAAGAAATCCCATACCTGTGCCCGTTAACTTCATCATCGAATTGAGCTGGATCGTTTATTAAACCAACATTAGGCTTCACGTGTGGCGTTTCAACCCGTTTCACGTGAACTGAATCCTTCGATTCGTAAGGGATGGATGAATGATGAAGACATATACGCACCTTTCCATCCGGGTTGCGCTTGTACCCGAACGTGTATTCTACTTCCGAAATTTCCCCCGTGGTTGCGCATGTAAATTCGTAGGTACCCATAGCTATCGCTACCTGGTTATGGCAATCTATCTGATGATTATTAAACACGACACGACTGAACCCCTTTTTAGCGTTTATAGCGAACCCCTGATCTTCCTTGTACCCACTGATAACCGCATCATGGCCGACGAAATAAGACATGGCATCATTTGCAGTTGGGCGAAACTGCTGCTCTACAGCCTTAGTCGGTTTGAAGAGAACGTTAGAATGATCGTAACCATACAATTCACCCGCACGATCACCCGCGAGACTTACATAATCACCACCTCCTAGGAAACAATTAGAAATATCTACAATCGACTTTGCCCATAGATTCTGTGCTTCTATAACTTCATCCCTGGATACACATTCTAGATCTACGGGGATACGATAATTATCTATAAGTTGAGAAGCTTCATCCATAGGAGGTGAGTATCTCTGATTAGCATCGGGGTCATATTGATCTGGGTCATACATTATAGTGTTATCACGCTTCATGCGACGAACTTCTACAGACTTTCGACGTGTTTTGTTAGGAGTGGAAAATCCTCGAGCTGAATTAATTTCAACATCAAACTGATCGGGATCGGATACAGCTCGCGCTTTTACATTACGCATAGTAAAAAGACGGACGGGGTAAACAATGTTCATAGTACGTTATATAATGACCTTTCTTTTAATACGCGTTAGGAATGATAAAATTAAAAATTATATTGAATATAATGAACGTCGACAATATTCCCAGAAACGTGAAGCAAATTATGCAAGATAAGGAACTTTCTATTCATAAAAAGATGGTGGCGTTCATGGCATTCATGCCGAAACTTCCGAGCGACCCGAAAAATGATCAGGCATGGAAGGATAATGAAAAGATTGGGGAACAAATTTATACTTTAATAAACGATGGTAAAATACGTATAGGAAAATTTAACAAGGACTTTATGCTCGATATTATCGAGACCTAGGACTATCTTCCCAGCTGACATACAATACGTCATCATCTTCATCTACAATTTTGAACATTTCTTCATGGAATAGTTTCCATATAGTCCTAATTCTGTCGTGAAAATAATCCCTTTCATGCACAGAAAGAGCGTTGTATTGATTCTTAGAAACAATTACATATAACATATCCTGGTAATCTTCAATCTCCCTTATGATTCCTGTAAAACAAGCTTTCGGAGATACACTATGAAAATATCCATCTAAGGATTGGAGAATATTATGCACATCATTAAGACGCTGTGGATATTTGGAATATTCTGCGTTAATGTACATCTTTATATTACTTATATTTGTTTTTACTCTTTATTCTTGTTTTTCGGACGTATGGCCCATTTGTTAGTTTTTTTAAATTCATCGTAATCAATTTCTTTTATCTTGAAAACGTCCATGATAAATCTTTTAATGGGGTGCATTTCATCTTCTGGAGAAGGTGGTCGTCGTCTTCCCTCTCCAGGAGCATCCGCTGGTTCTACGAAGTCTTTCTTAGCTTTAGTACATACTTTCATGCGAGGACGTGATATGGCGAATCTAGATAATAACATTATTATGTTATCTATATACAATATCTTTAATATTCAGAACTTTAACGATTATATGAAAGAGAAAATATTACCAATGTCATTACGAAAAAGGCTATAACGTTATACATATGATTTCCAGCATTTACTATATCTTCCCCGAAGTGTTTTCTATACATAAACCTTGAAGTTAATACTAAAAGTATAAGATACCAAGGAATTCGTAAAACGTGTAAAAGTACACTCATTACAACATACCCATTGACAATACCCAAAGTTAAATCGTAAACGTCATTATGAAAATATTCCACGTATACATATCTACATATAGAAATAATCGCAGCTAGTTTAATTTTTGACGTATCCAATTTTGGCATTATCATAGTATTTAACTATATCTTCAGTAGATAAAAAAAATGGACAAGACTCGTCTATAATTTTTTGTACTTTGTTGAAATGTCCCAAGCACCCACCATTACTCCAATATCCATCTTTCATACACCCATTTAAAATTTTATCTTTTATATCCGTATCAACTTTCCTGTTTGTTTTTATTACCATTACTTCACCGTGAGCCCAATCCTCGTATAAATAATCAATCTTACCTACACGTGGTTTACCTCCTATATTCTTTTTAGTTATATTATCATAGTTTGAATTGTCTGCAGTTTTTAATTCTATGTAATGATCGTCATCTATCATTGTAGCAATGTGTCTAATTGGTATATTAGTATGCAAACTCATAACAGAATCCCAAACTATCCAATCAGGTATATCATAGCTTAAATGATTGAAAAATATCAGTACATCACCAGACTCGGGTGTATATCCTACTCGTTTGTATTCATTTGTAGATTTATATAACTTATATTGGTACAGCGTTATAAGAATTATAGATGTTATCACGACTTGTATAGGAAATAATATAAAAAATAGTAAAAAAATTATAGTTGAAGCAAAACTCTGAGACTTTACATTCAAATGAATGAAATCGATAAATTTTCTTTTCTCGAAAAAAAACATCCGATATATAATAATGAAACATTTTTATCACGTGATATTAATTTATATTATGATTTCATTTTATGAATGGTTTTTACATAAACATATTATGCATGGAGATCCCGAATTTCTTGGCAAGTTTCCATTTATAGGAGAATATTTAAAAAAGACAGCCGTCTCACATCACGACCATCACAAACTCATAAATATAGACATGACTATGAAAGAAAATAAACCAGATGATAGGAGTGCATATTTTCCATGGTCTCTCAGTATAGGTCTAGCTATATCATTTTTTGTATTGATACGACCTGTCATCCCACGACCATTATTAGTATCAGTACTTGTAGCATTATTACATAATTTACTATGGAACAATTGGCATACAAGATTTCATGCGTATGAGCATGACGTGACTATATTACAAGGTCCACCTAAATTGAGTTTTTTTCCACTTGGTCCCATATATAACTACTTATGGAAATATCACACTATTCACCACTCACAAAAGGGTGAAAAATATAACTTTAACATCATATTTCCCTTCTTTGATCATGTATTCGGAACTTTGGGAGATGAGTCTTGTATTAATAATGTCGATTTTTGTAAAAAAAATCACCACGATGATAGATGTTATCAGGAACAGGTGAAATGTTTCACGGGACGAGATATAATTCAATAATAACAAAATTTCTCATATAATTATAATGAATCTTCTATATTCAAATAATAATGCGGTAAAATTACCCCCTTGGTATAAACCTATTGATCCAGTTCTACAAGAATTTTTAAAAGAATATCACAATACGAGTACAAAAATGACAAGAAGAAAATACACTAACATGTTCCCATGCATTTACTCTACACCTTATAGAACAGAATTAGGTTCATGTACCCTTTTAAAACGAACATTGCGTTCAAAATTACGTTACTCTAATCCAACTACAGTTACATTTGTAAATTTTTCTAAATATGAACTCGATATAACCGTGACCAGTATAGCTACAACCATGAAGGGTTGTGGTATAGGTATAATGGGGAATAGTATAACCATGGATGTTAACAAAACGGAACCAAAGGAACAGGTTATAAAGTTAAAACCCGTCTTATATAAAGAAAATTTAGTATCACGCGTCAGGGATGACGAGCGCGTAACAAATCATTTCACAAAAAAATCCATAAAACAAAAGTCTAACAAAATGTTTCTCATCATACCCAAGTGCCTGGCGGCGTCGACAGCTCTGATAGACCCGTGTACACATTCATATTATCTCACGGTAAAGGTATGTCACCCTCAAAAAAAATGTAAACCCATCATGGTGGATCTTATCCATAGTTCGGGGTATGACGTAATTTTTAATGATGAAAATATAGATCAGGATTTTAACGAAAATATAATCAATCACGTGTTAAATCTTATAGATATGAAAAGAGATGAAATTAATGATAATACTGAAGAACTCTTAGAATTAGAAAAGCAGAGTGAAAATTATAAAAAACGTAAAGATGCGATTAAAAAAATTGATAATATGTAAATGGTACACCTTGACCGAATAAAAGAAGAATTACGCGTCTTACGAATAAAGGACAGAAGTTTGTTATCCTCTCGTGTCTTCGAAAATTTTTATAAAAGATTCTCATATTTCGAAGCTATGCGAATGGGAATGAGTCCAGATAAAGGGGGTTTGAGTGATGAAGATATGATAGAATTCAATTACTTGCAAGAATATTTCGATTTACTGAAAGAATATTTTCCGGATTTAAGTAAAAAGTGGAGTTCATCTAATAATGTATGATTCCACTAGCAGATAGGAAAGTTTTGGTCACACCGAGGGCAACCAATCCAACACTAATCTCAGGCCATTCCATCTTAAGCAGGCGTCCGGCGATAGCCATCGGCATGACCCACGAAGCAAGTTGAAACGCCGCGTAATTTACGAGGTCTGAATCGGGTAAAGCAGCTTGAACTTTGACGCGACGGATGGGACGACGAAGTTGAATCCTGTTTTTTGATTTTAGTTGTGATAATCGC